GCTTCATTTGAGAATACCGCACCTGTTATAGCAAGACCACCTAAATCAATAGAGTTAGAACCTGCTGATGCTGTATATAAAGCATTAAAGGCTGCGGTTGCAAACTTAGCAACCTCTACGGCATTTTCAGCAATGCCTTGAAAGACCTGCCCATTAAATACTCGTAGTTGTTTGCTTACACTATTAAAGTATAAGTCACCTTCGTCAATTGATGCACCCAAAGCATCTTGGGTAGGATCAGAAGAAGCTTGCCCTAAGTATAATGCTAAAAAGTTATTTAGGTATGTTGACGCATTATTTACATTTGTAATATTTGTAGCGACTGTATTTACGTTTGAAATAGAACCAGCAGTTGTGTTTACATTATCTATAGACCCTGCTGTTGTATTGACATTTGCAATAGATCCAGCAACTAAACCTATATCAGTACCATCATTAGCGACTGTTGTTACGTTACTGCTAATACCAGCTACAGTTGTGACGTTTCCACTTATACCTGCAACAGTTGAAACATTACTGTTATTACCAGCAACGGTGTTTACGTTAGCAATAGACCCTGCGACTGTATTTACATTACTTATTGAACCTGCTGTAGTGTTTACGTTCGCAATGCTACCTGAGACATTACCTATATCTGTAGCATCATTAGCTACTGTAGTGACGTTAGAAGATATACCTGCAACTGTAGTTACATTGCCACTTATACCAGCTACGGTATTTACATTACTGATAGCACCTGCAACTGTATTGACATTAGATATACTGCCAGCAACAGTAGTTACCTCAGTTGCTTTCGGTACATATCTATGGAATGTATAAGTATTAAGAGTAGTAGTAGTCTCAACAATTATTCCAAAACCTTGAGTAAAAGTTGTACTGGCTGTAGCACCATTAATAGTAACTGTAGAGTTTCCTACCGTTCCATTTGATATAGAAATAACACCACTACCATTAGACGTAATATTGTTTGCTAAAGGTACACTGACAAGAGTACCAGCACCATTATTTATATCAGGGTTAGCATTAGGAAAACTTGTTTCATTTGCTATCGGTACAAAACCACCAACATCATCTACTAGGTCTATTATCCTTGCATCTATAGCTGCTGTTGTTGCAACCTTATTATCAGCAGCAGTCCAAGTTTCACCTGATTGTATCTCTTCTACACTTGATAAGTTATAGTATCTTGCGTCTGCTTCTGTCTCTGTAAAATATCTACCATCTAAAGCACCATTTAATAATTCTGTTTCTGTATAGTATCTAGTATCAAGTTGACCAGCATTAAGTTCTGTTTCTGTGTAATACCTATTGTCTAACTGACCAGCATTTAATTCTGTCTCTGTATAATATCTGCCATCTAAAGTACCAGTAGCTATATCTTCATTTACTATTGTGCCATTTACAATATTTGCACTAGCTATAGTTATGTCTGTTGGTAAAGCCCCCGATCCTAATTTTGTAAGACCAACAGAATCATTTAATAACTTACTACCATTTATATTTGCAGAAGAGTTTATATCAGCATCAACAATAGTGTTGTTAGTGATCATTGTTGAATTAACAGTGCCACTATCAGCAGAAGTAATTACTGTACCTGTAATGTCAGGGAAGGTAATAGTTCTATCAGCAGTAGGGTTAGTTACTGATAGTGTTGTTTCATTAGCATCATCAGAACTTCCTTCAAAAACTATTGACCCTGTTAATGTTTGACTACCATCTCTTTTAAAAATGTCGTTATTAACAATATCAACAAATTCTTGTAATCCAAACAATATCTGATCGCTATTATTATCTAAGTCTGTTTCTGTTAAAACACTACCATCTTCAAAATCTACTTTTTTAGCACTAATATCTGTATCTCTTTGAAATTTAACAGCAGTACCATTAGCAGGTGTATTACCACTCGTAAAGGTAAGAGTTGATCCAGTAATTGTATAATGTGTTGTTATTGTTTTTAAGACTCCACCAACAGTTACATCTATTTCATTATTGGATAAGAATGAAAATGATATAGCAAACGAGTTAGTACTTCCATTACCAGTATGGTTTGTAAAGGATGCTGCGGTGTTAGTTGCCATGATTAAAAAGTACCAAGGTTCATTTTGTTCATCTGTTCAGTAAAAGAATCAAAGTAATTTTGTTTTAAATTTTGTTTTGCTTTGATTCTATCAGTAAATTCTTCATTGCCCATTACATCTCTTGTGTATTCTAATATTCCTTTATTAATAAATTTATTATTAATTTTGTTCATTGTTTGAAAAATTCTTTCTGCTGCCATTTCCCCTTGCTCTGAGCCTAAACCTTCTTGTTCAATAATTGCCTTGTTTGCTTTGTAATCATTTGCACCATAAGAACCATCAAAATAATTATTTAAAGCTTGTTTTAAAGTTACATCTCTACCACTCATTTTTAATGTAGTTTTATTTACATATATTTTTAAAGCATTGTATTCATATTTATCTAATTTTTTTGGTACAAAGTTTTTACTACCTACTCTTTTAAATTTAGAACCTCTTATTATTTCTGGTGGTTCTGGTAATAATCTACCTATAAGTTGAGTCGCCATATAATATTTATGATTTTTACTTGTACTATGTCTTGCTAAAGATAATAAATCTAGATCTTCTTTTTGCGGATATGTTATTGCATCACCAGTAACGTGTTCTATTTGTAAAGGAAGCCTACCACCTAAATTTATAGGTATTATTTCTTGTGATTTATTTTTGATATTATCTAAAGCTTGTATTGCAATATTAGCTTGATTAAATTCTTCGTCACCAAAATCTACATTTTCATTAGCTAAATCCCCTGCTCTTGTTTTTGTATCTGGTCTCATAAACCATTTAAGTTTACTGTAATCTCCTTTTGATTCTGCTAATTCTCTTGCTTCTTGTTCTGTAAAACCCATTTCAGTTAATAAGTCAGCAGGTAGTCTATGTAATTTACTTAAAAAACTTGAATAAGGTATTGATCTAACAGAACCTTGCCTACCTACATAATCTAGGATTTTCTTTGTTCGATAATCTATGTTATCTTCTGGATCTACATTTTTACCAACTGAAGGTATTGCTGAAAATAAATTTATAGCTTCGTTTATTTGTTGTGTATAACTTCTATTGAAAAGATTACGACCTATAATTGTTGCAAAACCAGCAGTAAATTCACCAAATTCTTTATCTTTTACAAAAGGACCACCTTGTGTAAAATCAACCATCATTCTTACAAATGAAACTATTGGATCTGGTAAATTTTCATAAGTTTTATATTCATACATTGGTTCACCATTCTTAAACATTGGTTCACCATTTTCGTCATATCTAAGGTATGCCCTGCTATATGGTCGCCAACCATTTTTATACATAGAGATAAACATTGCAGCACCTTCTTTTGTAAAATAGTTAGGACCACCACCTGTTAATTTAAAATGCGGTGGTTGATCTTTATTTAAGTCATAATCAGGAAATAAATAATCATCAAAAGTAAGACCAGCAAGTAATAATCCAAAAGCATATCCCATTCTAATTTGACCTTGTGCATTTGCTCTTACTAAAGGATCAGGACTTAACAGATCTGCTTTCATTTCTGGTAAAAGTAAAGCACTAAAAGGATTTATATTTTGGTATTCTCCATTTGGTAATCTTCTATTTATTGGTGCATTTATTACTGGTGTATATCTCATAACTTCTTTAATAATATTTGTTGGTGTTCTTGTAAAAGTAAAAAAGAATCTAGCAACAGGATTTTGTACTGCTAAATTATTTAATTTAGATGCACCAGCACCAAACAAATCTTCTGTTCTTATATCTTGTGTAAATGTAATTTGTTTCCCAAATTCTTTTGCTCTAGTTAAAATTCTTTGTGTAACTGCATCAGGAGTAAAAACTTCTTGACCATCTACCATTTCTATTCTTCCTACATCTCCTTTTGAATTTTTTAAAAAATAACTAATAATCCCATCAACATGACCTTTAATATATTTATTAAGTTCATCACCTGATTTACCAAGTTTTACTCCTTCCATATATGCTTGATAATTAGCAGCAGCTAATATGTTAGGTGCTTGAACTAAAGCATCTGTAGCTGTCATTAAACGACTAGGCAATCTAATAAACTTACCAAACTTATCGTAGGCTTTAAAAGGAAAGTAAGCTTTATCAGAAGAAATCATATATCTTTGACTTGTTTCTCCTTTTATATTTCCTAAATTTATAAAGTTATCTTCTATATCCCACGATCTTTTCCAAGCATTTAAAGCAAAATCAAAGTTTTGAAATAAAGCAAATAGATGTCGTTTAGCACCTTCTAATTCTGTAAAGTTTGTAGAGCCACTAAAGTTGTTAAAAGCTTTTAAAAATGTCTGTGCCACACCAGAATATAAATTTATTTTTTGTGTAGTTGGACCAGATAATAAAGCGTTAATACCAATTTCGTTATATATTCTTGCTCCTTTATCTAAACCTTTAGCAAATTTAGCTGATAAAGCATCAGTATTTTGTATAGTAACCATTTTTTCTACACTACCTGATGCTGTACTTAAATCAGTTGTTAACCTAACTAATTCAGAATAATCATCTGTTTCTGTTGCTTGTTGCAAAGCATCTTTTAAATCTGTTCTAAATTTTTCATTTTGTAAAACACTTTGATTAAGGTCCATTTCTATATCAGGCTGTTTCTCTGTTAAGGCTGATTTTTCTGCTGGTGTTAAATTCATTACTTCATCAGCAGTCTTACCTTCAATTCCAGACTCAGGCTTCATGCCAAAAGATTTTAAAGTTCTAGCAGTTTGTGTTCTAAGTGGTATGCCAAGTTTTAACCACTCTTCTACACCCACTAATGATTCTGCTAACTCGTCTATAGATTGATCTATTAATCCTGTGTTCTTTGTTTTTATTGCTTCTATTAACCTTTTATTTACATTGGCGACTTCTTCTGTTTGTAATGTAATACTTTGAGCTATTGCATAATTTAAGGAATCACTAGGAACTAAGTTATAAAGTTTTGAATATGCTTGACCATATTCTTTTATAAATTTTGTATTTTGTAGTCTGACAACTCCATCATCAAACATACCTAAACCTTCTAACTTAGTCTGTTGTTGACTTTTTGAACCAGTAAAAACATCAGCATCTTTTAAGACTTTTACCATTTCTTGTATAGTCTTTTGTTGTTTTGGTTTTAAACTTTTTATAAAAGATATTTGTTGTGGATTTTTATTTACATCTCCTAAGTCTTGTTTTTTACTATCTAACTTATTAAGTGTTGTTTGTACTTCACCTGCATATTTAGCATCTGCTGGTACTTCAATAGTCAAACCTTTTGTGTTATTAGGAGATGCAGTAGCACTTCCTGTTTTCTCAGTAACAATACTTTTAATTTTTTTATGTACATTTGCACCATGAAGTCTTATTTCTTTTTCTGTAAAACCTTGTGATATAAAGGCTTGCAGCATTTCTTGTTCTTTTTGTGGTGGATTTTTCTTACCAAGTCTTAAAGACCAAGCAAGCTTATCAAAGTCAGATTCAAAAACAATAGCAGCACTACCATAATTAGGTTTAGTTCTTTTAAACTGATTAGGCATTACAAAAGGTTTTGCAACAACTTGATTTTGCTGACCAATATTAACTCCTTTATTTTGTAAGTCTGTTTGTTGTTTCTTACCTATTTGATCTAAATTATTTGCAGCTTCATCAATAATTTTTTTATCTTTTTTAGTTAAAAGTTTATCTGCTTCTGCTGGTGTTTTATCTTTAATTTTTTTAAATATAGAACCTAATCCATCTATAGAACCTTTAAAACCAACACCAAAAGCACCACCTAAACCTATACTTGCCAAATATTCATCACGACTTACATCATCTCCTAACAAGTCTCTGACAAAAGTTTCACCTGTAGCAAAACCAGCACCTTGCATAGCAGCTTTTCTAAGTCCTCCTTTGCCTATTTTTGCTGTAGAACCAGCAGGTATTATTTGAAACAGACCAGCAGATATAGCTTCTGCCTGACTAATTTCTTTTACTCCTCTTAATTTCTGTGCTTGTATGTTTGCAAAGTATCCAATAGCAAATTGACCACCACCATAAGCTGCAATACCAACAGGACCACCAGCTAATAAAGGTGCAAGAGCAGCATCAGCACCAAGACCTACACCTATCTCAAGACCTAGACCTTTAGCTAAACCTTTTAAATTTTGTTTCTTTTCTGTTGGTTCTGTTAAGTCAGTAAATATTTTTCTAGTTTTATTAAATTCTTCACTACTAAAATCTATAGGATCATTTTCATCTACATAAAAATTATTAATTGTATCACTTAAATTATATGTAGCATTAAAATCTATAAGACTTTGATCTTCTTCAAAAATATTTTTAGGTTTAAATTCATTATTGACAACAGGTGGTTCCTCCATGTTATTTAACTGGTTAGAAATTGCTGAGTCTGTCATATTTAAAATAATGGTGGATTACGTTTTGCATCTCTAATTAGCTGCATAATCTTTCTGGCATAATCAGGATCAGTTGCATAGACATTTGCTTGTAACAACTTAGCTGCTTCTTCAGCAGTATCTACATTAACAGTACCCTTTCTTCCTATAAAGTCATCATTCCATTCTATTTTATATTGATTCATCATATCTATTAAAGTATTAAAGTTTTTAAAATTATCTTGTATAGAAATAACTTCTCCATTTTCATTCTCTGTTGTATTTTGTAAAGTTGACTCACCTCTATCAGCTTCATCTTGTGTTGCTTTTAAACCTAAATAATTATTTGTAGCAGAAGGTGTTGCCCCACCACCTGTTTCTAACATTACTTGTGCTGCTGTTACTTCTGGAAATTTATGCCCTGCATCTTTAGCTAGTTTATAAAAGACAGGGAAGTTAGCTTCAAATCGTTTTACTCCGCTTGGTTCTTCTGAACCTACTATCGTTATTTGTTCTGCATCTGTAGGATTAGCCATAGCAAGCAAACTGCCATCTGTAGCACCTAATGAGTTAACAACATCACTTACAATTCTTTGATTTTCTGGTGTGTTTAAATTACTTAAATTAAAAGAATCAAACATATTATTATTTGTATTAGAGTTGGGAGTTGGTTTTTCAATCGGCTTTGATTCACTGATATTATTATCTTCATCAAAAAAAGTATAATTATTGTTTCTAATATTTCCAATTTGTTCTTTATAAAAACTTATAAGATCATCAACTATTTTTCTTTTTTGTTGTGTTGAAATTTCTGTATCTACAACAACTGCTTCTACTTCTTTTTGAAATTTAAAATTAAGATCATATAGTTTCTCTTCGGTTTCTGAACCACCATCTAATACTAATGTACCTATAGAGTTTGGAGAACTTAAAACCTTTGAACCAAACTTTATAACTCCTTTTATTTCTGGATATTGACTTAATAATCCCTGTCCTGATTGACTTTTTACAAGGTTATCTAATCTTGTAAATTCTCCTTTGTCTTCTTTTGTTGCACTAGAGCCTAGTGAAATCATAAAATTATTTAATTCTGTTCGTGCAGCTAATTTGTTACCATCAAACTCACCACCAACCCATCTCTTCTGAAAGTTTAAAAACCAACCATCTACGTTAAAGTTTCTAAGAGTAACTTGCGTATCAACAAAATCTATTTCATCTTTATAATCACTTTTTAATCCTTTTATTACTCTTGCATTGTTCTGTATAACATCTGGATTGTCACTAGAAAAGTCTAACTGATCTAATCTACTTGATATATCGTTTTGTTTTGCGTTTTCTGCATATTCTGTTTCTTGTTTTTGAAAATCATTTAACTCTTTAAATATTTCTTTTTTCATATTAATAATACTGTTATCAGCATCAAGAAAACTTTTTAAATCTCTTTGTATAACTTCTCCTTTTTTATTTACATTTCTTGGTCCTACTTTAAGTTGACCTACAAAATCAATAAAATCATCTACTTCTTCCATAGCTTGTGTTTCATTCATACCTGAGTCTCTATAAAAAGCTATAATTTTATTTGCATTTTTCTTTATTATTTCTGTCATCATAGAAGGTGATACAGATTCAGATAAACCAAGATTTACCATAGTGTCCATATCTTTTTGTATTACTTTTAAAGCGTGTGATTGACCATCTATAAATCCATCATTTTGAATAATGTTTAATTCAATATCTTCGTTATAGTCATCTATTTTTAAATAATTACTAAAGACAGATTCTTCAAATCCTACTTCAAAATTAGATATTTTATTTTCTGCACTTCTTGTAGTTTGATTGTTTAGTATCTTCTGTAAAGCTGCTGCTTGTTTTGGAAAAACAAATTCAGTTACATAGCTTGATCTTATACCTTGTGTATTTGTTAAATTATTTTCTCTGTATTCTGCTAAAGCATTTTGATATTCACCAGAAGCAATATCAAAACTTGATAATGGTAGATTGATAATCGTGCCACTTGGCAATTCTTTTTGTACTGTATAGTCTTCAAAAAATTGTTTAGTCTTTGCTTCTGCAACTGCACCAAGATTTAAAGCTAGTTGTCTTTCTACACCTGCTTGAGTAAATATATTACCACCTACAAGTTTTCTAGCTGCAATACTGCCATCTCTATCTTTTACTTGTTTTATAATATTTTTTAACTCTTCATTGTCTGCACCCAATACAAGTTCCATACCATCTTTTTGTAATTCAGCACTTGTATCTGCCATCTTTTTACCAATAAATTTTTGTAAGGCAGGGTTAACAATTTGCAAAATTGTTGCAAGTTCTTCAGCACCAGTTTTAGGTAATACACTAGGTTCTGCTACATAGGTATCAACTGGCCTATCAAAAACTTGACCACTTCTGCTTGGAAAACTATTTGTCATGCTGGCATTAATTGGGTATAGCTGTTAAGACCTGATGTTGCGGTGTTAAGTAAAACTGAACCTAGACTTGGTATTGCGTTATATGCTTGGTTAATTCCACTTTGTAAATCATTACGTCTGTTTTCACGTTGTGATACAAGACCTTTTACATTTCTTTGATACTGTCTAAAGTATGAAGATAAAGTTCTATCAACCGAATCTCTATATATACCTAACTGTCCTTCTTGATCTTGTAATAACATTTGAACTGTTAAACCTGCTTGCTCTGATGCCCTGATTCTACCTTGTGCTTGTAAAGTCTCAATAGTTTTTGCAAACTTATCTTCTGCTGCATTAGCTCTAGTTTCTTTTAGTTGTGCTGCCAAAGCTTCTTGTTGATTAGCAAAGGCTTGTTCTGCTGATCTATTTTGTATTAATGAACTCTGATATTGTTGATCGGCTGCTGCCCTCGCTGCGTTTCTCTGTGCTAAACCACTAGCCAAACCAAGACCTAAAGAGCCTAGAAATAGCCCACTTTGAACAGCACCGAGTCCTAGTACAGGAACACACATTTAGGCAATCCTCAGAAATTCATAAAATGGTTTACTTTCTTTTCCATATTCTGCGTGATAATTAATAAAAGTAAACCCAAGACTTTTTAGCCATTTAATAGCTGTTGTATTCTCAGCATATACCATATTGTATAGCAAATTATAATTTTTCAATAGATCATCTACCCATTTCTTACCTTCTCTTACTAATTGTATTTTATATTTTCTATTACTGAACAACTCATCTGTTGTTATACACCATATACAACCATCACTTATTACACCACATAAACCCATTGGTTGATCTTCGTCACCAGCTATAGCTAAAACTTGTTGTCCATATAAATATGTTAGTCGTAGTGCATCTTCTGGTTCTTTTCCTGTTTGATAATAAGCTTCTATTTTATCCATCTCCCTCATGTTTTTACATACATGGTTGAGGTCATGTAAGTTTGCTTTTCTCAAATACCCCATTTAGACTCTACGACTTCTCATATAGAACATAGCTTCATATTCTGCACTTGATAACTGTGTTGGTAGGAAAGTGTCATTCTTAACATCTATATCTACTCTATCTGCCCTACTCATTATTGGTACTCTAAACGTACCTGTCTCTAGGTTTATCTGACCGATAGCAGCAGACGCAGCACCAAGCAAACGACCAGTAAATTTATGGGTACTTGTGTCTCTATTCTCAGGTGTTACCTCTACTTTAAAGAATCCAGTATCTTCAAACTTTATATAGAAATGATGCAGTTGCAACCTGCCACTAATAAATTCACTTCTTTGACCTGCACCTTCTGTAAGTCTTTGTTGACTAAATCTATAGTGCATTAAGAAAGGTTCACCAATAATAAATTTACTATTTCTAAAGTCACCTGTAGCTGTAATGGTAGATGTAGAACCATTTGTAGCATTTGTTGTTTGTAGTAGTTGTCCAGATTTTAAGGTGACTGTACTACCTTGTGTATTAACAAAAGTACTTGTTTCACCATTTGCTAAATACCTGCCAACAATATTCATATTGGCTCTTAACCTATAAGGAACTGTAAAGGTGCTGATATTAGTGCTTGCGTTATAAGCAACAGAAACACCTGTTGTTGCTTCTGTAACTTTATGGTCTAAATGAAATTCAAAGTCTGAATTAGTTTCTCTAAATTCTGCTTCAAAAGGTATCTTTTCTAATGACGTACCATTAGCTTCTTCTACTACACAAAACAAATCAGTACCAATAAAGTCTATATTTCTGATAGATCTAGCAGAATTAAAAGTATAAGTTGACCAGCTATTTAATATCTTCTGAAAGTTCTCACCATATAACCATCTGTTGATATATAGTTTGTTTGGATTATCAGTACCAAGCAAAACTAAAACATCTTCATTAGTAGATACAGCTAATTTAAAAACATTACTTGGTATTAGTCTTGGTACATGAATAGTGATATTACTAGCTTCTTTGATAGCTACATTTTCTTGAGTTATATATTCTCTTACACCAGCAAAACTACCTTTTTGAGTTAGGTAGTAGATAGAAGAACCAGAACCTACAGGCTGTGCAGAATCACTAGACTCAAATTCTGTTGCTACAACTACGTTTGCAGTCTTTGGTGTTAACGTATCAGAAGAAGATGTAAGAACAAATTGCGTTTGATCTGAGAATAAGATCAACTGTTCTCCCATAGTTATTGCGTGTTTAAGAATCGCAACTTTAGTATGAGAAGCACCAACGTCTATAGGGTCAGAATCTATAACAGATATAACTGTCTCAGGAAAGAAGTTAAAAAACTCTGCAACCCTTGATAAGACAACATTATCATCAGCTAGAAAGCCTAATCTGTTTCTAAAAAAGAATACGTTATTTATAGTAGCTCCAATAAAAGAAGGGTTTGGTGCAGAATCTTGATCTCCAACAGTACGTTCACCCCATTTCGGTAGTGTATAAGTAGTACCAGAGATGGTATAAGTGTCACCATCTACTTTTGCAAATCTAAAATTATTATCAGCTTGACGTATAAGAACGTGTGGCATTGTTGCATAATCAAATTTAAAAGGTATTCCAGCTTCTACAGTCTCTTCCCATTGTCCTTCTTCAAAAGCACCACCATTATTAGTAACAAACTTAACGTAGTAATTATCAAAGTTTGTAGCTTCATCTCCTTTTATTTCTACGACATAACCATTTGGAGAAACTGTTGGTAGATCAGTAAATCTTTGTACAGAATCTTTTACTACTGTTAGCTGTGTATTACCTTGAGAGTCAGTACCATCTATAGAAAAATTACTACCATCATTTTTTTTGATATGTATAACAGGACCATTACGAGCAATAGTAAAACCTGTAAGACCAGAGTTAAGACCTGACACTAGATCAGAAGCAACTGTTGTTGTAGATAATGTTGCATCATTTGTGGTGTCATCAGTAACAGTCACCCCATCTACTGTTATTGAATATGTAGTCTTATCTGATACCTGATTTATAAATACAACTGCTTGAGTTATATTGCCAGCACTTACCGCACTATCCATAGCAGTAGTTACGCTTGTATTTACAACAAAAGTAAAGTCAGCAATAGTAATAGTTTTTATAACACCTCTAGGGTTTGAAGTATTTAGATAGGTAGTACCATCAGGTTTGTTTACTGTTCTTTCAGTACCATCTAGTTCATAGACTTTGACATTACCATTACTGAATACAGCTACATATCTTTCACTTATATCTCTATTGATAGTTTGAATATGAACATTACCAACAGCAGAACTTCCTAATGAAGTAATAAACTGTGTACCAGATCGTTTTGTAAGACCTTGTACTGGATTGCTATTTGCATTGTCTTGTATGTCAGCATGGTCAGCTTGCTTTGTAGAGTCAGCAGCTTGCGATACACCTCTTAGTAAAGTAGGTATTGCTCTTGAAACTACAGCCATAGTTATCTAATAAGTCCGTTTGCTGGTGAATAAGTATCAAAGACACTTGTTAATGAAGGATCACCTCTAAGTATGTTGTGATCTCCATTTGATAAATCTGTTTCCATTAGTATAGCTCTTGCTCTTATTTCGTCTTGTTGTGTATAAGTTCTTAATCCATCATCACTAACTAATCTATCAACAAATATTCTTGCAGCTTTAATGTTTATATATCGTCTAGCTGGTTCTGGGATCTCTGTAAAAGTTCTAAAATAAATTACTGTACAAATTAAATCTTCATCAAATTCAAACTTGTTATTTAACCTGTCATATAATTTTAAACCACGTTGTATAGGATCAATAGTTGGATGTTGATGAATATTAGCATCTACTCTTAAAACATCTTGAGGTAGTGCTATTTGATCTGAATTATCTTTTGTAAGAGTTACATCTATTTCTGTATTAAAAGACCATCCTTCAGACTGCACTTCTTTATTAACTTCAGTAAGAGTTGATTGTGCTAGTCGGACATCAACTGGAACTGTACCTGTAAGACTATTAACAGGTGCTTCTCCTATAGCAGCCAACATAATGTTGATAGCTTCAAGTTCGGTGGTTGCAGCTACAGTAGTCATTGTTTAGTACTTTTTTATTTTAAGTGAGTCTCTCCCACCTTTCTTTTTTTTCTTTTTCTTTGATGAATACATAATAAAAAAAAGGGTATCTAATAATAAGATACCCTATAAATTGAAATTAAGAAGCAGATAACTTAATAGTAGCTGCACATTCTGGTCTTAGGA